TGAGTAAATTATAAGATCTGCTGCTTTCTTAGTGAAAGTAGTTTCGTTTGTATCGTCATCAGAAGATACATAAGTTGAACCATTGTCATACAACGAGTCAGGTTCAGCATAGTAATTTAAAGTTAGTGTCCCATCAGTAGGGTAAGGGTAGATTTGAAATTTATCACCTTGTCTTGCGTAATATAAAGGGTTGCCATTTTTAGCATTAGACCTAAGAGCAACCATTTTGGACATCGGTATTCTATCTAAAATAAAACCACTACTATGGAACAAATCAATTGTTTCTAAAAAAGTAGTAGGTATTGTTACCTCTGTTGTAGATGATGTTATAGAGTATGCTTGTGTTTTTTCTAACTCTGGTATCCTAAGAACACGAGAGATACGATCTACACCCTGATCTATAAATTTAGTTATCAAGTCGTCAGTTATATCTGTGCGATTCAATAAGTCTTTAAAATGAGTTCTGATTGCACCAAGGTTCATTGTTTATAGTCTCTTGTTAGTTGCAATAAAAGCATCAAGGTTTTCAGCCTTTAACTTTGCGATTACTTTCTTGTGTGGCTCTTTAAATAAATCAAAACCTTCACGCAACCACTTCTCGTGAACTACTACAGGAATACTTGCTACACGCATATACTCACCTTCACGATTAAACTTATTGTGACTAGCGAACCTGTCATCTCTAAGGTCTTGTATAAAACTATCAGTGATAAGCTGTGTGTGTTTGCGAGTTATCTTCCCATCGTTTTGATCGATATAGTCTGTGTCTATACCTAATAAGTTAACATCTTTTTTATCAGTCATAACTCTTCCTTTTAATTTATAAGAGTAAAGTAGGGGACAGAGGAAGGAGAGCGGAAACCTCTGTTTGCTCCCCTACAATACTTTAACTATCAATTAAGATAAGCCTGTAATCATACCTGAATCAGAGAAGTTTCTATGTTTAACAGAAACCTCACCAACGATAAAGTGCTTATCAGCATCACCATCTTTTGCTAGTAATGTTCTAGTAAATGGTCGTAATGTGATAGAGCTAAACATCGCAGGATCAATCAAGAAAGCTAAAGTGCTTAATTGATGTCTGTTGATTACTGTACGGTACTCACCAAATGGAGTTACCAACAAGTCGATAACATGAACAAGCTTACGCTCATCATCGTTTAATACACGACTGTGGTCAGTAGTACGAGCAAACCCTGCAACTAACAAAGAGTCAGCAGGTTTGATCATAAGCATATTTGGCTCAGAACCGTTTTCATAACAATTTTGACCCAAAGTAAGTAACTTATCTTCAGTTAATGGGTCAGTAGCGTTAGTACCTGCATCAACAGTAGTTGAGATAGTCTGATCAACAGAGTCCATCTCACGAGCAGTACTGTCATTACCTGCTTGAGCAGTGTTACTAACACCAACCATCGCTCTCTCATAGTCACGCTTGATTTCTTTAAGAGCCTTACCTAATTGATAGGCAGTCTCTTTAGCACGACCATAAGTTTTGATAGCATCGGCTGTACCTGTAACCTGTACAGTTTTAGTAAGAATCTGTGTACGGTTAGTACGCTCTTGAGTTGCTGATTGATTGGCAGCCCCTGCATCCGCACCTTCAATTTGTGCGTTGTTGGCGGCTACAGCTAGTGAATCTTCTTGCCAAGAAAAGAAAGTATTATGTACTTTTTCATTCTTGATAGAAGATAAAAAAGGAGTATCAGTTGGAGATATATCAGTAATGATATCACTGTAATCTTCAGCTTTACCCTCTTGGTCATAAGTAGAGAATTTTGTTGCAGACATAAGTATATCCTTTTAAATTAAAATTGAGACTACTCTTGCCAACGAGATAGAATTGCATCAGCAATGTTATCAAAGTCATTTGCATCACCAGATCTTAGCTTCTGTCTAGCTATGGCATTCCTATCCGTTTTTTTATCTTTTAAAACAGACTTAGACGCTTTTGTAGACTTCAAAACCTTTTTGGCTTTAACCACTTTCTTTCGTTTAGTAGTAGCAACCTTTTTTCCTTCATCAAAAAGCCTTGCTTTGTTGAGCATCATAATAACACTTGGATCAACAATCATATTAACTCTATCCTCTGGTATTCCTGTTGAAACAGCATACGCTCGAATATCGTCATACAGCTTGTTATTCCAATTCGGTATTTTCTCCTGCAACACTTTTACACAGTTTTGTGCCTGTTCTTGCATAGCCTTTTGATGTTGGGCTTGCATTTCGGTATAAAACTGATTTGCTTCTTGTTGTAAGAATCTTAGGTTGTCTTCTGCTTCTGATGCTTCCTTGCGTAACAGGGCAAAGTCTTCGTTACTCATAGTTTTACTAGCAACGAGCATATCTACTTCACGATATGGCTTCATCCTTTCTTCGGCTTTTTCTAACATCTTTTGCATGATGACATTTGTTTTGCCAATTGCTTCTTCTGCGTTTTTGCGTTGAGTAGCAAGTTCTTGAGACTTACGAGTTAGTGATGCTTCCTGTCCGTATAACCGCTTCAAACTTTTGATAGATGCTTGCTTAGACTCACCATCAACTAAGATTTCAACTTCAGTATCGTCATCGAGTTCTAGCACTTCAGATTCGATTTCTTCTTCTTCAGTTTCTTCTTCTTCGTTGTTGTCTGAGTCTTCTTCTTCAAGGTCTTCATCATTTTCATCGGTAGATACCTCAGTATCGTCTTCACTTTCATTCAGTTGATTGTCAGTAGTCTCTTTGTCTGAATCTTCAACTGTTGCCTCGTCACTATTGTCTGATGGATTCTCATCGTCAGACCATCTAGATAAAAGGGCATCCGCTGTATCATGATCAGTTTCAAGTACAGTTCTTTCTTGAGTTGGCTCGTTATTATTCATGGAGCTTAATCCTCTTGGTTGTTATTACCAGAATTTTCTTTTTCATACTTTGCGACAATCTCATCACGCACCGACATATTGTGGCGTAGTGTATTTGTGACATCGACTAAAGCACGATATTGTGAGTAGCAACGCTCACGCCCTTTAACATCTTCTGGTGAAGTGTTTACAAACGCTTGGAAACTACTATCAACGAGACTATTTACAACCGTGCTAAAGCATGAGTTGCCTAATAGGTTCTCGGAATCATTGCCTAGGGCAACTAGCTCTTCCTCTTTCATTTTCTCTCCTTACCTTATTACAGGTTCTAGTCTTTCTACTTTTATTACCCAAGAATTAGGAATAGCAATGTGACCACCGCCTTCTCTTAACTCTTCGTCTTTTTCGACAATTCTAGACCTCATTAATACAAGCCTAGTTTCATCTCTATGCACCATCCACCCTACATCTTGACAGGTGGCTAGTTCATGATTTTGTATATCTTTTATATCTGTCCAATTACCATCGCTATCTTGAGCATCAAACCAAGTAACACGATAAATAGCTACATCATTTATTTTCATAATATTATCCTGTTGGAGATACTATACCTCTTTTATCTTCAGTGTTTCTCAAGATCTGTAACTCAGCAGTATCTATATTTTCTTTATGCTCTTGTTGTCTTTCTTTAAGCATCATTTGATCTACTTTATATTCTGAGTCATTTTGTTGTCTTAAGTTTTCAAGTTGCATCTTAGCACCTTGTATTTGAGCTTCTAGTTGTGCTTTTTGTTCTGCTACAGCAGTTTGTCTTTCGCTTAACTCAAGTTGTTTCTGTGCCATTTGCATTTGCATTTGTTCCGCAGGGCTAGGCTGTGGTTTAGGTAATTTATCTGGAGATGTTAAGTACTCTTCTACATTTAAAATACCTTGTGCTTTTAATGCATCTTTCATTAGTGCATATGTATTCTGCGGTGTATACATTCTTGATAACTTAGGATCTTGTGAGAACATTTGATGTAAAGCTAAAAACTTCTTAGCCTCTCTATCTTGCTCACCGTAACCTAAATGTAGCTCAACCATAATATCTCTTTTTTCCATAAAGACATCAGGGTTAACTTCTACATAGTTACCAGAAACTTCAATTATTTTATTAGTATCTTCGTTTTCTGCTACCAAACAATAAATCTCATTAAACAACGGTTTCATAAACTGATTAGCAAAATGTCTAGCAATAATCTTTTGTCTTTGTTGTGACATAGTTGCAAGCTGTTCAATCATCGCTGCCGAGTTTTGTTTGCTTACAGCATCTTTATTAGTACCCTGAGATAAACGACTTACGCCTGTATTATCTTCTTTGTCTTCATCAAGAAGTTTTATAGTCTGGAAAACAAATGGGTTAAGAGGTGCTTGTGGCATTGGTGCAATAGCATCTGCTCTTGTAACATTAACTAAACCACCAATTCTATTATCAATAAGTTCTTTAGGATTAGTAAGACCGCCTTTTGTAACCATGTATCTAGGTGCATTAGTGATGGCGGCATGATCTAGGATAGATCTTGTTAATACAGTTCTAGCGTTTTGTGTTGCAATAAGTTTTTCTGCAAAGTTAGAACCATAAAATGCATGTGCTATAGGAATAGGAGCAAAAGATACAAAAGGTATTCTATCGACAGGATCACAAGATAAAATAGTATTTCCTGCTTTTAATATTCTATATAAACTTGCAACACCTTCTCCATACTTATCTAAATTCATATACGCTTCGTACACCATGACTCTGCGTACCTGGTCCTGATAACCTCCTGTTTCAAAACCACGAGAAGCTCCTGCACCTTCATGCCTAGCTAATATTTCAGGATTAGCTTCGTGATCTATTTCTTCGTGATCACCTATGTTAGCTATAAGCTCTTCATCAAAGCCCATTTCTCTAAGTTCAGTTATTGTTTTAATACTTCTTTGTGAGCAAAAGTTTATCTCATCAAAGTTTAAAGATTTAGCTTGTGACTCTATTAAAAACTCTTCAGGTGCTATTGGTTCTACAGCCACTTGGCTACGATCAACACGATAAACTAATGTACCGCTGTTCATTCCAAAATCATCTTCTTCAGCAACCACTGCTTCAACATCGTCTTGTGCTATTAACATGTCTAGTTGGTCACGAGTTAAATCTGTAAACTCTTGCTCTTCTTTGTCATATCTTGTGTCCCAATATACTTTGGCAATACCAACCCTCGATGTTAAACCATCATGTATAACACTATTCATTACCTTCATTAAATCGTTTTGTCTAAAGGCAACAAAGTCAGTATATGTAGTACATACTTCTGCTTTTTCTACATCTTCAGGTCCTTGTGGTGCAAACTTACATATTTGATTACCTGCACTAAATGTTTCTAGTAAAGCCGCCTTCATAGATTCAACTGCATCGTAAACATCTAAAGAAACATATTTACTTTTGCCTTCTGGAGCTTTAGGTTTGTTACCGTTGTAGTACTCTATAACCTTTTCACGCTCTGTACTTATTTCGCTATCGTAGTATCCTACAGAACGCTTTATGTTATCTTCTAGAAGTACAAGAATTTCAGAATCCGAAAGTTCTTTATAGTCTTTTATAGCCATTACACCATTTCCTGATAATATTCATCGGTTGATTCGATTGGAGTCCACACACCTTCATGAACATGATTTGCTAATGCTAGTGACATAACACAGTCATCGTGACAGTTATGTTCTGCCTCCATTGCTCCTGAATCTGTGACAATATAAGTTAGCATTTCTCTAATAGTTGTTTTGTCATTTAGTTCTATTTCTTGATCTCTTATTGATGCCCTTAGTTGATCAATAACTAGAGGTTTAGTTTTTGCAGTAGTTGTAAATCCTAATTTAACAGTTTCTTTATCAGTTAATTTATCTACTACAACTTCTGTATAAAAGTTAGGATAAGCATAGTCTTTACCTAACCTAGTACAAGTTAAAATACCGTGACTATTATTTTCTACAATAATCAATGCTTCATTATAATAATAGCCTAATTCTCTTAATATTTCTGCAAAATAGTCTGGGTGAACTCTTCCACGCCAAGTAGCAACTTGTCGTTTTTTACTATCTAAAACTTGTGCAACACTATAGTCACCATTGTTAATACCCATGGCGACATCAGCACCTATTACATAGTTTTCACCACTATTGTATTTTAAGTAAGTTGTAAGCTCGCCTCTATTGTGACTTACAAACTCATCACCTTCTAACGCCATCCTATCTACAACATCTCTTGTATTTTTTAACCGCTTAGTAAGAGTTTCTAGATTGAATACAGGTCTACCTGTTGTTAAGAAGGCTTCTTCAGGCTCTGAAGGATATTCTTGTTTAAATAAATCTAAACCGTTTTGTGCTATCTTTCTTCGCCTAAACATTAACTGTTCGTTGTCTAGGTTATATTGTTTTGAAAGTTTCTCTTCTTCAGGAGTTCTTTCAAAGTTTTCTGTGACTTTTTCTCTATATGTAGGGTCTGTAAACCATGGGATGAAGACAGGCACGAAACCATTCTTACCCTCAACAGCCCCTCTCCAGAGATCATGATAGATACCACTAACACCATTGGCAGTACTTTCCACAAAAACTGCTGTGCCTTTTTCGTTAGGAACTGCTTGAAATAAACCATTCCATAAATCTTGTGCAGAAGACTTTTGCCAGAACGCAAGCTCTGATGCGTGGACATGTGTAAGTGTTTCGCCTCTACCGACTGCTTCTGATCCTGCTGTGCCGACAACAAACGAGCTATCCAATACATCAAAAGACAATTCCCTCCTAGAGCTATATTTAGTATGTGGTTTTAATATCTCAGGACAGTGCTCATGGTATCGTTTGGTCATGTCAAATAATGCACGAGTAGAGTCGGCATGATGGGTTATCACCATAGCCTTCCGTGCTTTTTGTTGACTTACAGAAAAGTATAAGTATCCGCCTGTGTAAGTACTTAGTCCCTGTTGTCGAGCTTTTAATATTATTATTCGTATCTTACCTTCGGATTCCATTTGTTTCTTTACGGCTTCATCTAATATCTGCTGTGCATTATTAAGATACAAAGGTTTTATTTCACCGCTCTTTGTTCTAATCTTTAAAGCAGATTTTGCATAATACGAAAAGTCACTGAATAGTCGCTTCCGTATTTTCATCATTAGCCTGTTGTTTTGCATTTTGCTCTTCCTCATCAGCTAATAGACTTGCCAAGAAGTCCTCAGCTTTTCCTACTGTAACATCTGATTTTGTAACAGGCTTTTGTTTAGTAAAATCTAAAACAAGTCTGGCAGCCGACAGTCTATCTCTTGCACCACCTTCGGTTCGCATTATTTCTACCGCCGCCTCTAAAGCCTCTTCCGCTCTTTTGTCTTCAAAATCTTCGCCATTATCTTTCATAATTTGAATTACCTTTTTAGCATCTTGTTTCGCTTTATTTCTTTGTATCTCAATAGACTCTTTTGTATGTCCATCAGGAACGCCAGAAGGTCTACCTGCATTTTGTCTAGGCTTGTTAGACCACTCTTTTCGTAGCTTTCGACCTTCTTCGGTATCACATAAAGTTTTAAAGTAGTTTCTCTTTGGTGCTCTTTGTGGGTATCGTTTTTTAGGGTTCATACCGCTAACACTCCACGGTTTTGTAAAGACAGCATCCCAGGTCCCATCATTTCTTGAGAACCAAACCCTTGTTGTTCCATCATGTTTAACATAGGCATGATTAACGCTAAGAACTTAGGACCACCTGTTTCTGGGTCATTAAAATACTCTTGTAATAACTCATAAAACTTAGGTATCTGTTCTTTAGCTTCAGAGGGGTTTGTTATAGAAAACATAATTGGATCTACAATTATCTCACGAAGATTCCACAAGTAACCTCTAACAAACTTTTGATAAGATTTTATGTTTGCTTCTAGGTTTTCAGTGCTTCTATATTTAGGAAAGTTTTTGTTTTTTGAGTCAATAGCAAATCCTTTACTACTTTCTGGGTCTTTTCCTCTGTGAATTAAACGCTTTTCTTTAAACAGTTCACCTTCTGCATCTCGTAAGGCATTAAAGAGAGATGGTCCCATTAAGGTTGATCGCTCGCCTGTTTCAGGATCTACTGAAACTGCTCCAATAGAGATGTCATCCATAACATATTTAGCATACTCATCTGTAGTACGGCTTCGTGTAAGTTGTTCTCTAAAACTGTTTTCTATGTTTCGTATCTTTTTTAATTGATCTTGAATTTCATCAAACCTAGTTTTTCTGCGTTTAACTTCGTCCTGCATCATATCTAATTCAATAGAACTCTGTGAATGTCGATAAGGGGTTTTGTTTTTTTCTGTAAAAATATCTGTATTGAAATCTGTTCTGTTTTGTACAGACCTACACTCTTCAATTAGTTCGTTAATATATTTTTTAGAACGCTTTGAAGGTAGTATTTCTGAATGATATGCATCAAACTTTTGAGTTATTGTATTGTAAAAGTGCTCTACAAAAGTATTTGAATAAACATATTCTTTTGCTGATCTTCGGTTTACAGGGTTTGCTTTGGTATAGTTGTTACCACCTAAGTAAAATAAATATGTATGCCTGTCTGGGTTCATCAAACTTAAAGCATGAGCTATTTCATGAAAAGCTGTTTTCACTCCTCTTGGGTTTAACCCTTCACCTTCATGCAATTTTATAACAGCAATACCTGACTTGCCGTCTATCATTTTCCCAATACCTGTTACTTCATCTACATGATAACCGCTTAGTCTCATAAAAAATCCATTTGAGTCATCATCAAATTTAGAAGATGATTTAGTTTTAGGTATTGAGTAATCATATCTAGCCTGATCTAATTCTACTTGGTTTCTAACAAACACAATATCAGTATTAAATGCACGAGCTAG